GGCAGGAAAGGCACTCCAGACCCAGACGGCACTTCGGATCACGAATGCGATGGACAAGGGACTGCTCGAGAAGGGGATCCAGGAGCAACTGTGGAGCCTGGACAATCTGATCGAAAAAGCGATGCAGAGGAACGAGCTGAGTACTGGCCAACGATCCTCCGACTAGCAGCCCGCATCGGGATCGAGCCAGGGCCCTACACACTGCGAGAGCTGATGTGGATGTCCGACGAGATCAACAAAGACCGCTGGGATCGCACAAGCGACCTGATGACCCTGTTAGCCAACATCCACAGTCCGAAGCGAGCTCGCCCCTACAGACGCACTGATTTTCACCCGTACCGCGCCAACAGTCCGCCGCCGAGCATTAGCCGCGCCGAGCTGCACAATTTGCGAGACGGGCTCCCGGTCCACTATGTGACGCTACCAAAAACCGATGCAAATTGACCAACCGACCCTTCGACAATTGATCGCCAACGACCAGCAAGCTGCCGCAGCTCTGGCCGAGGGCCGGTATGGGGACTGCGCAATTCGGTGCTGCGAGATCGCGCCGCGAGTCCCGCGATCGCTGCCGCTGTCCTTCATGGGGATCATCGCTGTCTATCGCGACAATCTGCCGATGGGCGGAGAGGTCATTGCCGCGCTGCAAACGGTCGCTTACGTCAATCCGATCATCGGGCTCATGGTCTCGTTCATGACTCGCGAAGCCGCCGAGGATGCCCGGCCAGACTTTGGCGACCCGAGCATCCGTGCTGCTCTCACGGCACCGCAACCGCATGGACTGGGACTCACCCCAGAGCAAGCTGCTCCGCTGCTAGCCGCTGGCCAGCAGCCCGACACAATTACAGGACGAGACATCGAGCTTTTGACGAGCGAGGAAATCTAAGTAATGCCATCCCTGGTCACGAAAACCACGCCCGACTACACCACGCTGATCTCGCCGAAAATTGTCGCGACGGGAAACATCGAACTCGCATCCACCACGCTCGATTTGCGAAACGTGCCAGGGGCTTGGGTCGTCGGTTTTATGGGCCGTGGAAGCAATGGCACCCCGACCCGCGCCGGATACTTCGCGATCAGACCGACGGACAACAACACAGACATCGTCCCCACGACAATTTTCGACATGGTCGGCCAAGGCCCAACGACGGCCGCTTTGCTTGGGGCACTCACTGCTGATGTGTCCACTTCGCAAAATACAATCGCCATCGCCTCGACTAACTTTGCCATCGGTGACACCGTCTGCATTTTCAACTCCGGCGGAACGCTGATCCAGTGGAACCGCATCGCCTCGGGTGCGACAACCTCCTGGACGATGGAGCGAAACCACCGCGTACTCAATTTGAATGGTAACTCGGTAACCAACCTCGCCGATGTGCGACGAGTGTGGATCCCTGGCGGTGACATTTACGAGTGTCGCTTCGTCAACTACTCGTCGATTCCCTACGTCGTGCAACTTTTTGCCGTCGTCGACGAAGGGGAAACCATTACCTGATGTTGGCTTACTACGGGCCGGAATGGGAAAGTCTGCAAAGCCGGATTCTCAATCGTTGGTGTCCATCGTTTACGGGTGCTACTAGCTTGCATTTGCCGGACGCAAGCGGTCGAAATCCCGGTCTTTTGGTTGGCGATCGAAATACATGCTGGCAATCCATCGACGGGGGGACGGCCCTCGTTTTCAATGGCACATCCGAGTATGCCAACGCAAGAATCCAGCCAATTGACCTAGCAACCGATTCGGTCACGGTTAGCTTTTGGAATAGAAATACTACTGGCACAACAGGCGTTTACGCATCGCTAGCAAGCTCGACAAATGGGACTCCGTTCTTAATTTTCCAGGCGTCTGGAACGGCGATTACTTTGACACACAGGAACAATTCTAGCGGAGATGCACAGGCAATAGGTGGCACATGGCAATCGGCCAATTGGCGACTATTGACCGGCATTTTAACGCCGACCTCGCTGACTCTTTTAATCAATGGTATTCAGGTCGCAACGACCAGCCGGACGGCGGGAGCGACATCGCTTAATCAGGTGACCTTTGCTGCACTAAATCGAGCTGGATCGTTAAGTAATTATGCATCCTCGCAAATCGATGACATCACGCTTTTTCGAGGTGCGTTGAGCATTTTCGACATCAAATTTATTTACGAGCAAGGCCGGGGCGGTGGACTGCTCATGCAACCACCGATACGACGATCTTATTACGCACAATTAGCCGCTGCTTTTTCGATCCTCGCAGAATCTGGCTCTTACGCCCTGAGCGGACAACCGATCACGCTTCTGTACGGCCGAGTGTTACCAGCGGACACCGGTAGTCTTTTGCTGTCGGGCCAAACGACTCCGCTGCTCACATCGCGGTTGCTCAGTGCGGACCAGGGGTCCTACGCCTACTCTGGCACCGATGCAGCAACGCTACTCGGCAGACTGCTCGACGCAGGAGCTGCGGCCTACACACTCGACGGAAATGCCGCTGGGTTCCTCGCTAGCCGCCGGATCTCTGCGGACACGGTCGCTTATCTGGCCAGTGGTCTCGATGCAGGATTCCTGCGCAGTCGAGTCCTAGAGGCTGGGACGGGTCAATACGTCCTGGTTGCAAGTCCCGTCAATCTTCAAACTGGTACACCTGGCACCAGTGGTGCTGCTCCCTACTACTACCTGTTTTTGCTCGGAGGATCTCGATAGATGGCTACTTTTAACAAGTTCAACGCATTCGCCGAAAATGTCGCCGAGGGTGTCCATAACCTCGGATCGAACCAACTGCGGATCGCTCTGACCAACACCGCACCGGTCGCTGGAAACTCGGTCCTGGCTGACCTTACCGAGATCACGTACACCAACCTCAGTGCTCGCAATGTCACGACATCATCGAGCGCCCAGACGGGTGGAGTCTACAAGCTCACTTGTGCTGATCTGGTGCTGACTGCCTCGGGTGGTTCGGTGGGTCCGTTTCGCTATGTCGTCCTCTACAACGACACTGCCGCAGGCGACCCGCTCATTGGTTGGTTCGACTACGGATCGAGCATTACGCTGGCCTCCGGTGAAACGCTCACGGTGGACTTTGACCAGGTCAACGGTGTTCTGACGCTGACCTAATCTAAGCCAATTGGCCCATTGACGACCCAATAGGAATCCCAACTATGTACCGCAACACCGCAGGCACGCTGAAAGTCTTCGCGTTTAACCGGACCAACAACGCTCCGGTGGTCGGCGATGCTGCGCAGATCACTTGCCGAGTCTCTCTCGACGGCGGTGCTCGTGCTGCCCTGGCCGATACCAATCCGACCGAGATGGAGGACGGCTACTACCTTTTTGATGTCACCGCGGGCGAGACCAACGGCATTACCGCAGACTTCTTCCCCGAGTCCGCAACAGCGAATGTCCAGGTGATCCCCGTCGAGCACTCCCGCTATTTGTCGCTTGAGAATGTGATCGCGGCCAAAACCAACACGATCACCGCTGGCAAGGTCTCGTATGCTGGCCCGGTGACCGCCAAAGGCACCGTCGATCAGATTGTCATTGGCGATGATTACCTCACGGCTCATGGTACCGCATTCGTCTGGACGATCTCCGCGATCCCAGGCATGTCGGCCGGTGCTGTCACGGTCCACTTCGGTGGAACCAACGGGACTCACCCATTCGCTGTCACTGGCACCGCTGCGGACATCGGATCGGGGAAATGGTCGCTCACCTGCGAGATGCCTCGAGCGACCTCGGGCGGACTGGTGCCCGGAGAGTATCGATACTCGGTCGCTGTCCACAATGCGGCCGGCGTCGAACTGACTCGGGTGTACTACGAGGATCCGTTCGTCGCTGCGGAGAAATTCACGCCATGAACGTGACCTTTAAAGTCCGCGAAGCTTTCTTTGATCGGCCCAAGGTGATTGCCTCGCTGAAAAAAGCGAAACGCAAAGTCTTGAGCAAGGCTGGTGCGTTTGTGCGCAAGCGAGCTCGCTCGTCGATGCGTCGCCGAAAGTCCGCTTCGGCACCTGGTTCTCCACCGTCGGCTCACTCGCCCAACACGCACTCGCTAAAGACGATCCTGTTCGCCTACCAGCCCCAAAGCGAATCGACGATCGTCGGCCCAGTGCAACTGAACCAAGTCAACTTCACCATCGAGTCGGTCACGAGCACCGTGGCCGGACTTCATGAACGGGGCGAGACTGCGATCCTCCGGGAGTACCGATACGCTTCCATCGAGGGAGAGGGCGAACCGGCCAATTGGCGACGGGTCGACGGCCGTCGAAGGTATGACGAGCGGCCTGGGTATCGATTCGAGACTCGCCGTCGCCGAGCTCGCTATCCCAAGCGGCCCTTCATGCGTCCTGCGCTCGAGGCCGAAGCCCCCAATTTCCCCGAGCTGTTCAAGAACTCGATCGCAGCGGTGAGGTAACACATGGCGAGTAACATCAAGGCCGGTCAAGCTTACGTCGAGATCGCGACCAAACAGGGCTCGTTCGATAAAGGCATGGCCCAAGTCCAAGCCGCGATGGCACGGCTTAAAGGCGTCGCGACGACC